CACGGCTCCCACCCCTTCGGGGTGGTTGCTGTGAGGTATCTACGTCTCTAGGTTTTGAGACGTTCGCTAAGGTGTTTTAGTATAAGCTTCGGAAAACCTATCCGGGCTTACACTGCTTAGCAGGCAGTGATAGTGATACGCATGGATTGGACTCCCATGCGGGCATCATAATGAACCAGCGCCTTGATGATGGGGGGTTGCTCCCCCCATTATCCTTTCTAAACTTCAAAAGGAGATAGATAAAACCACTAAGAGTGCTTTATGTCGTACGTTTTTCCAGGAAAAATCATATCTCGCAAGAAGCTCTTATCCACTGATGTGGGTTCTGAGCACTATTACTCGCGGAATGCGAAAACCCTTGAAAAACCGTACCGCAAGCCTACGCCCCTGATGCGTGTGACCAAGAAATTGGTTGCCGTTACAGGGGATACAGCTTGGGGAACCTCAACTTCGGACGTGTTTGGCTCATCACCTTCAGGGTATGATGCCTATACGCCGATGAATGGCGAATTTCTCTCTGGGATCATCAGTGATTCCAAGAATGAAGCTCGTTCAAAGTTTGAGGACGCCATGGGTGATAAAGCCGAATTGGCCGTCACCCTCGCAGAGCGCGGACAAGCTGTCGACATGGTCACAAAGCGCTCCAGGCAGTTGCTTGGGGCGTTCAAGGCCATACGTCAGCTCGACGTCCGCAGTCTGGTAAAGCACCTCGGCGTTGAGTCAACCCAACGCCGATGGTTGGAGAAAAATCACAAACGTGTCTTTCCCACCACACATTCAATGATCCTGCGGTCTGACGCACGCGCAATGTCAAATCTCTGGCTAGAGTTCCATTTTGGACTCAAACCCCTGATCTCTGACATTGTTAATGCTGCCGATGTTATCTTTGACCCTCCACTCTTGGATGGTTTTCGTATAACTGGTACCGGCCGAAGAAACTTCTCCTTCGGGAGCAGCTATTCTGGCGCATACTATCGCATCAGCGCTACCCATTCAGGAAGCGCAAAGACCCGATTCTCTGCTGTAGTCCGGATAAAAAATCCTGACGTTTTCATGCAGAATAGGTTGGGATTGTTGAACCCCGCTGGCGTATTGTTTGAACTTACAAAGTTCTCTTTCGTTGCAGATTGGTTCGGAAACTTTTCTCAAGTACTGGCGTCTAAGTTTGACCCCTTTGCGGGGCTAGAGCTTATTGATCCCCAGTACTCGATTAGGGTGGAAGACCGATGTGTGCGGACTTACGCAAGGAGGAACTCCGAATTCGGACCCTTCTTTTTCGCGAACTCTTCCGAGACGTCATCCTCCTCTATGGAGAGATACCTCGGTGTTCCCGACGTCACGCTTCGGCTGAGTAGACCTTGGTCTACTAGTCTTACGCGTGCGGCCACTTCCATCTCTCTTTTGGTACAGCAGGGGGTAACCCCTCTTGAACCGATGAGGAAATGGGAGCGCAAGCCCAGCTCTCGCCACAAAAAGTGGCCACTGGCATACCAACACTTATAGGCTTCCTATAGGTTTCCTTTCTGGCCTCACAGGCCTCTTTAACTAGGATTGATTATGTCATCCATCGCAAATATCCCCGCTCTCAACTGGGCGGGCAGCACTGTCACTTTCGCTGTAGCCGAAGGCTCCGGTGGAGATGGCTCCCCTGCCAAATGGCGTATGACTGGTTTTTCCAGCTACGCCGCCGCTCCTGAAATTCGATTCGCCATGCGCGATACGAAGAAGGGCGCGGGCCGTGCAGCTCGGGTGACCTTCGTCTACCCTCACACCACCACGGATTCGACGACCGGTCTCACGACCGTTCATTGTCTGCTCCGTGGGTCTGCTGACTTGTCCTTCGACAAGGATGTTCCCATCACGCTCGCCCAAGATGCGGTGTCACTTTTCTTCTCGGCCCTCGGGAGCCGGACGACTGGTAACATCCTCGAAGGCGTCGCTGGCAACACAGCCCCCCGCTAATTCTTTTCTGAATTAGCGAGCTGGTGCGTCAAATGCGCAACGCATTGACTATAGCTGCCTCTCTTTACGAGGCAATCGGTACCCCTCTTTCGCTTAGGCTTTTGGGCCTGCTTAGAGAGGGCAAGTATCTAGAGTTGGTTTCAACCGACCTAGATCCGCGTGACTATAACACCCCTGAGTCCTATTACCTCGATGCGTGCGCCGTCGGTTTCCTCAAGAAATTCGACGGCTTGCCCACGGGGCTGAACCTCAAAGCTCTGGCCGAACGTGAGTTCTTCCAGTCTGAAGCGGAATGTTATAGCTCCAACGAAAGACTTAGTCCATTCCTCTACGGTATCGAAACCGACGAGCAGTGGCGCCTTTCCAAATTCTTTGGTAGAGTGCGAAAAATTATTAAGTGTATCGTTGGTAATGACCCTTGTGATGATGCTTTTGAGCTGATTCGCTTTGGTCCTGGAGCTACGCTCTCCGATCCAGCGAAGGCTACGACGGTGCCTGATAAACTGTCATCCTGTCCGTCTATAACCCAGGATGCATCGTACGTTCTCCCTCATTGGGAGTGCACGATGTGGGGCCGCTTAAGCGGCTCTCTTCCTGATACCTATTTAGACGTTGCTCGTGGAAACGAGTTCTTCACGGTTCCTAAAAAATCTACCCAGCTTCGCGGCTGTGGTAAGGAACCATCGATCAATGTGTCCTATCAACTTGGCTACGGATCTCTGATCCGCAGGCATTTGAAAAAGACAAAGTTTGTGCTTGAAAAGGACGGGAGTCCCCTTCTGCAAACTTTTGGCATCGATCTAAATGAAGGGCAAGACACTCACCGGCGGGTTGCCGAGGAGGCCAGCAAATCTGGTAGTTTTGCAACAATCGATCTAAGTAGGGCCAGCGACACACTAAGTAAAGGCTTGGTTAAGCTCTTACTTCCCGAACCATGGTACGACCATCTAGACGGGCTCCGTTCTAAAACCACCTTTATAGGCGGCCGAACGGTCTATCTAGAGAAGTTTAGTTCCATGGGTAACGGGTTCACTTTTGACCTGGAAACATTGATCTTTGTCGGTATTGCTTACGCCTGCCTTCCGGCTGGCGAGTGCATAATCGGTAGGGATTTATTTGTCTACGGGGATGACATCCTTGTAAAAGCGGAATACGCTGACGAGGTGTTGAGTGCGCTAAGGTTCTGCGGTTTCACTCCGAATTTGAAGAAGACCTTCACCTCGGGCCCCTTTCGGGAATCCTGCGGTGGCGACTTCTTTCTTGGGAAGGCCGTTCGGCCTTTCTTTTTAACGGAGGAACCAGATGAACCCCAAAAACTTATCTCCCTTTGTAATGGCATTCG